GAGACGCATCTGGATTACCATGGACTTTGATATTTGATACCATGAGTTCAATCAGAGACGACCTCCAAGAAAACTTCCCGTACAAGGTGCTTCACTATGACCGTGCCGAGGCAGATGATATCATTGCCGTACTATGCAAGTGGACACAGGACAATGATCTGATCCAAGAGGGTCTTGAAGAGTCAACGCAGAAGGTGTTGATCATATCCTCGGATCACGACTTCAAACAGTTGCATAGGTTTCCCAATGTGCGACAATGGAGTCCGAAGATCAAAAAGTTACTGGTGACAGAATCAGACTACATGACTGTTGGACATATTCAGCATATCGTCAAGGCAAGCGATGATGGCATTCCAAACATACTGAGTGCCGATGATGTGTTTGTAATTGGTGAAAGACAAAAGGTAGTATCTGCCAAGCGACTTGCGGAGTTTGTTGAACATGGTTACAATGGTTGTAAGACAGATGACGAACGCAAGAACTGGCACCGTAATATTCAACTGGTGGACTTTCAGTTTATTCCAGAGGATGTTTCTAGCGAAATTATAAACAAGTATATAAATACTAATGTAGTAAATGATAAAATGAAAATTATGAATTACTTAATTAAAAACAGGTGCAGACTGTTACTAGACAATATTGAAGGATTTTAAAATGTCAAAAAGATATATTACAGAATTACTGTCGGATATAAATGCCGACCCCACTACCCTAGCAAAACACAAATCTGACAATGCACTGAAAATCATATTCAGTTTCGCATTCAGACCAGAAGGCAAATTCATTTTGCCAGAGACTGATCCTCCATTCAAAGAAGATGCTGCACCCATTGGTATGTCCCCAACTAATATTATGCAAGAGTTGCGCAGGTTCTATGTATTCTGTCGCAAGGATCTTACTGCTGTGCGTCGTGAAGGTTTGTTCATCCAGTTACTGGAGACTACTCATCCCGACGAGGCAAAGTTGCTATTGCACATCAAGAATCAAAACCTGACAGACTTGTATAAAAACATCACCCACAAATTAGTTGCAGATGCTGGGTTTGTTCCACAACCTCCAGAGATAGAGAAAAAAGCAGCAAAAAAATCTGGGGCGATTACTTCCGCCAATTCATCTCCAGAAGTAATAAACCCAAACCTGTCCGTTGGTGTGTAAAAAGATAGGATATATTCGTTGAGTTAATATATACTAATGGGATTTGCACAATGCGCATGTAGAGCGTTAGTGTAACAAAAGAATTGTTGAGTAAGTCGTTTCAGCAATGTTGGAAGTTGTTTTTTTATAGGAGTACTGTTATGGCAACTACTTTGTTAGCATCTAGTACGGTTGGTTATGATAGGTCAGAGTGGTATGATTCTCGTTGGTATAAATTTGGAATGGCACTAATGTTATTAGTTGCCATATTCTGGATTTGGTTCCAACGCACTTTTGCCTATTCGCACGGGATGGATTCGATGGAGCCGGAGTTTGAGCGGGTCTGGATGGGTCTGTGGCGTGCGCACATGATAATCATGCCGTTGTTTGCATTGATTACCTGGGGTTGGATTCTCAAAACTAGGGACACTAAGGCGCAATTAGATAACCTTGACCCCAAACTAGAAATAAAGAGGTATTTTTATTTCATGATGTGGTTAGGTGTGTATTTATTTGGTGTATACTGGGGTGGTAGTTTCTTCACCGAGCAGGATGCATCATGGCACCAAGTGATTATTCGTGATACATCATTTACACCATCTCATGTAGTAGTATTTTATGGTTCGTTCCCAATGTATATTGTCTGTGGAATTGCAGCATATCTATACGCTACGACGAGATTGCCATTGTTTAGTAGAGGAACTTCATTCCCGCTGGTTATGGGGATTGCTGGTCCACTAATGATTCTACCAAACGTGGGGTTAAATGAGTGGGGTCATGCCTTCTGGTTTATGGAAGAATTGTTCTCTGCACCTCTGCATTGGGGTTTTGTAATTTTGGGTTGGTCGGGTCTGTTCTCTGGGGGCATCGCTGCTCAGATTATTACTCGATACTCAAATCTTGTTGATGTTATTTGGAATGGTCAAAGTAAAGTGATTCTAAACAATCGTATTGTTTACACACAATAATGGTATGATTGTCCCACAAAATGGGATTTGAAACACCCCACTCACTCCTCTACATCACAAATGCACGAGTGAGTTTTATTGTGGAAGGTATATGAAAGATAGATACATTGTAACATACTTAGAAATGGCAGAGACCTTTGCTAAACTGTCCCATGCAAGTCGGTTGAAGGTAGGTGCCATTATAGTCAAGGACGATAGATGTATCTCCCTCGGGTATAATGGCACTCCATCTGGATGGGATAATACCTGCGAAGATGTTATTGAACACTATGAAGATGGTGGAATGATCACCAGAACTAAACCAGAAGTAATGCACGCCGAGGAAAATGCAATTCGCAAATTAGCAAAGAGTACTGAGTCTGGTGAAGGTGCTGTTATGTTCTGTACGCATGCTCCGTGCATCGCATGTGCGAAACTAATCTATGGTGCAGGTATTAGTAAAGTGTTTTATCGCAATATATATAGATGTACAGATGGAATAGAATTTCTCGAGAAGTGTGGTGTAACAACTCATAGGATCCCAAAATGATAAAGTCTATAGTAAATTTCGGTGCATTGTTGGTGGTGATATTAGGATTTCTCAAGGTTACTCATATCCTGAACATATCTTGGTTGGAGGTAATATTCCCAGTCTGGTTATTTCTGTGTCTGTTGATCACAATCTCAATACTTGGATATATAATAGTCAGCACTTTCACTGAATGAAAACCCGCCAGAATCTTACTGCTATCATTACCGATCGTAAGGGTAATGTTCTGAGTATTGGCAAGAATAGTTATGTAAAGACACATCCGTTGCAGGCACGACACGCAGCAATGATGGGTGTACCGGATAAGATACATTTGCATGCGGAGATACATGCAATCACACTCTGTAAGAATCTTGACAAAGCATATAAGATTTCAGTGTTCCGATATAACTCCAAGGGCAAGACACTACTTGCCAAACCATGCAGCATATGTCAGAGTGCAATTCGATCAACTGGAATCAAGATTGTCGAGCACACTTAGTTGACTTTTATTCGGTAATCAGGTATACTTGTTATATAGATAGGAGATGATATGCATTGTGAATCGGTAGTACAGTTGGATGAAGAGACAGGTGAACATATGATTGAGTTCACCCAGAACATTATGGAAGAAGTTGGTTGGAAGATTGGTGATAACATAACGTGGACTGATAATCACGATGGATCATTTACCTTATCCAAAACACCCCATGAATGGCAGCAATTAGAATTATCATTATCGTAGTAAAATTATAGGAGAGTAAAATATGGACGCATGGGGATCGCATGTTGCATTGGATTGTGCCGGTGGTAACGATAACATCAAAGACCGTCAACAAGTGTATGATTTCGTAAAAGAGTTAGTGCCTGCAATTGATATGAAGGCATTCGGTGAACCAATCATTGAGCACTTCGCGGCACATGCTGAAGATAAGGCAGGATTTTCTCTGGTACAATTGATTGAGACATCATGCATTACTGCTCACTTTGTAAACTCCAATGGTGATTTCTATCTGGATATTTTCTCATGCAAGCACGTTGATGCCAATATTGCCATTGAGGTTGTGAAGAAGTACTTCGCACCAAAGAGTATCAAGCAACACTATCTAGTGCGTCAAGCATAGTATATGAAGATAGTATTGAATCGTAAACAAATTGATAAGTTACGCGAGATTGTCGATCACTTCACTGAGATCAATAAGTTTACCATTGAGACAGATAATAGTGATGCTGGTGTATCCGTAAAATTTGATCTGTTTGATGTTGATGCCAAACCAAGTTTTCCTCCAATGGGTGATCGGCATTGATCAATATTAGCGAAAAGATTACAGTATCAAAGCAGGTAGTGGATAAACTATCCAAGGTTGATAAGGTAAAACAATGCGTGGGTAGCTCAGCGGTAGAGCACGACGTTGCCAACGTCGGGGTCGCGAGTTCAAACCTCGTCCCACGCTCCAGCAACATCAGATCAATGGCACGACTGGCAGGATTGCAATTTGGTCGGAACTTTGATGGAGTGGAATTAGTATTTGGTGCATATGAGAATACCAATTCGAATCACGTTACAATGGCAGATCTTGAAAGATACACTAAATTGATTATTGCAGATACCATTAGAGGACTAGAAAATGAATGATGAACTGAGAATATGCGTGAGAGATTTCTTCAATGACTATTTGAACATTCGTGAGGAGTCAGATAGTGGTAGGATATTTGCGCCAATAACTGTATCTTGCGCTCGTTGTATGAAGATGGAATCTCTCGGCATATTGCTCGAGAGAATGAGAGTATTATCCGGTGCTGATCTACCATACGACCCAGAGGAAAACAATGGCTAAGATTGTTATCAACAAGTGTTTCGGTGGGTTTGCATTATCAGAGGCAAGGTTGGTTCGATATGCTATTCTGAAGGGTGTTACTACTCATCCAGATGACGAAGAATTTCCTATTCAACAATGGTGGATCCCCAGGGATGATCCAGACTTAGTCTCTGTGGTTCAACAGATCCCAGAGGACGAGGGCATTGTTGGAACTGACCTGCGTGTGATTGAGATACCGGATGGCATAGAGTGGCAAATCGAAGAATGGGATGGATCTGAATTCATTGTAGACAAGAATCGCATCTGGAGGTAATATGACTATAAATATAGAGGTAATGATGAAGAATAGAAAGGATATAATACTGAGTCTTGAACAGACTGCCTACAATGTCAAAAACATTCGTGTGCGCGCAGGACTTACTCAACAAGAAGTAGCAGCACTGGCAGTAGTTGATCCTGCCAAAGTTATTCAGGCAGAGTTCGAGATAGCACCACTAAGTGATACGGAATGGCATCAATTGCTTGAAGTTTGTGCCGGTAGGATTACGGCATTTGTTGAAGATCGGAAGTACTAATCTAAGGAGCACTAAAAATGTTTGAAATTCTAGTACATATATTCATTGGTATGTTGATCGGATGGCATGTACCACAACCAATCTGGGTCACAGCATGTTTCGAATCAGAACTCTGGGCGAAGATCAAGGTTGCCCTTCACCTTCCAACAAAGTAATTATGATTCTCTCCAGTATACTTTTTCTTGCCTTTTGTTTTATGTTTGGAAGGGCAGTAGGACTGGGGAGAATTTCCATTCCAAATTTGGTGATAATACATCTGCTACTTGCAGCACTATTATGGATGATGTACGTTCAGTATTTCTCCACCACCAACACTACCACAGCAACACACAGAAGTAAAACTATTACACGGATGTAAAAATGCCTCTATATGATTATCATTGTACCGCCTGCGATACAAATTTTGAAGTAATATGTAAAATCTCAGAAAGAGCAGATACACATACCTGCCCTGAGTGCTCTTCAACAGACACTGCCCAATGTGTACTTGCTGGACCCAGCATCGGTGATCCAGTGCGTCTTGGTATAACACAGAAAGGTAATGGGTTCAAGAATGTACTACGCAAGATCCACGAGAAAACTGCTGGGTCGATGCTAAATCACACCACGGATATCTAATATGATAAACTCACGATCCCTAGACGAACTCCACCCATCTGCCAGAATGAGAGTTGATAAGTTTCTGAAAGCATGCCACGAAGCAGGCATTGATATTCTGGTTACCTCAACCTACAGAGACAATGAGTCTCAGAATGCATTATACAACCAAGGTAGAACACTACAGGGTAAGATAGTCACCAACGCACGTGGTGGATTTTCCTGGCATAATTACCGTTGCGCCATTGATATTGTACCACTGCATAATGGTAAACCAGTCTGGGGCACTAGTGGTGAAGATGGCAAACTCTGGGAAAGAATTGGTAAACTGGGTGAAGGGGCAGGACTAGAGTGGGCAGGACGTTGGGTGTCATTCAAAGAGTTGGCACACTTCCAATACACTTCGGGACTTACACTGGCAGATCTACGTGCCGGAAAGAAAATCGCATAATGCGCCACTTTATCGCGCATGATTTTCCCAAACTAAAAAGAATAGATTCAAGTGGTGATAGGATATATGAAACGCCCAATGGTAATCGATATCCATCTGTTACCTCTGTTACAGGTTTACTAAGTAAAGCATCAATAATGGAGTGGCGTGCCAGAGTTGGTGCCGATGAAGCAAACCGAATATCCGGCAGAGCATCCAGTCGTGGCACCAAGATCCACTTACTATGTGAGAATTATATACTGGGTAAACCTCAGGAAATTGATATGTTCAACCAAGAGATGTTCCAGTCGATGGTGCCTCATCTTGATCGGATTGATAACGTCCATGCAGTGGAAGCAAAGTTATATTCAGATCAATTACAGGTTGCTGGTACACCTGATTGTATCGGCGAATATGATGGTTGTTTATCTGTGATAGACTACAAAACCTCTGCCAGAATCAAAGAAAAGACCGAGATTAGTGGTTATTTCATCCAGGCAGCTGCTTATGCTGTCGCATTCGAGGAACGCACTGGAATACCTGTACCAAATCTTGTTATTATTATGGGTGTGGATAACTCTCATCCCTTGATATTCGAGGAAAGGCGGAACACTTGGATCAACCAATTCAAGGAACTAAGACATCAATATTACACTTTGAATGGTCGCTAAATGTTGATTATTATAAATACTAAACAAGCCGCAAATGATAATTGTATTGGATGATATTCGTATTGCCGGTGTTGAAGAGATTGTGCCAAATATGCCTCAAGTTGACACTTGGTTTGATTTAGGCAAGCATCCTTGCATTGATGAGATGCTGAAACTTGCTG